GCGCGGAACATTGTCTATATCATTTTGAAATAATCCGTCATTCATTATGTTACTCCTGATTCTACTTTGCTACCTGTATGGGCATATAGTAATAAGTTTTGTGTTGGTGTTAATAAGCTTTTGATTTCAAATGAAATCTGATAGGCTTCAGGTATTAATTTCCTTCCAATATCCAAATCTACATATCTAGATGTTCCCATGTTAGATATCTCGAGGTTGTTAATAAATGCATACAAAAATTGATTGACTCCAGGTATTGAAATACTGTATATTACCGGAGGATCTAGCAAACTCACTGATCGTCTATTTGCACGGTTTTGGTAGTTGAGAACAAAACACAATTCCCAATTTCTTTGTATATCACTAAAAAGAAGTGTATTAGATAATGTGAAAGTGACTTTATAGCTTTCCCCATCACTTGGTGTATAGTGTTTAATAGTTTCTGTATGTGATCCCGGCTCCATTAAATTACCAATCTTTGATGTACGAGCACCAATTTGAAGAGCGTTCGCTATTTTACCAACGGTACCACCCGCAACAGACTGAGTCATTACATCTTTAATAGCACCACCGATATCGCTTTTATCATCAGTTCCCCATTGATAATCTCTAAGGTAATCGTTGTTGAATGTTGTCCATTGGGTTAATATTTCTATTTCAGCTTCCCACCATTCTCTTACAGACGCGTAATCTTCTTGCGCGGTCACTATTATTTCGCAAACGTGGTCAAAAGCGATATTCCCAAAAGCCTTAATATTTACATAAAATCTAATAACACTTCCGGCATTAACTGGAATTGGCTCAAATGTACCACCGTTATAAATTCCGAAATCTGGAGTTGTAGAAACAAAACTTCTCGTAGCATATCTTCTTTTTCCGGTTCCGGAGAATGTTTGAAACGATTCGTCTGTAATGGTTATATCGAAATTGCCTTGCTTTATTTTCATATAAAGACCTTCCTCTTCCAATATTGAAAGTGAATTTGTCTGCGGATTTGTCGGATGATCATTTAATTCCTGGAATATTGTAGTTCCTTCAAGAATTTGTCCGTCATTATCAAATAATATATTTGCCAAGTGGTCTTGAAGATAAGCGGTTGCCAAAGGTAATTTATCATTTCGGCTCATTGGCATTAAAGCTCCAGTAACCGGATGCACCCAAGAAACCCGAACATATTCTACATAATCCGGAGGTAAGATAATATCCAAAGTATCTCCAAGTTCCAATTCTACAGCTTTTACTTCTTTCAAAGCCTCGTAATTGAATTGCTGAAGACCTTTTTTAGCCCAATATAAGACAGCACTTCTTTCAATATCCCCAAGTACTGTATTCTTACCGGTAAATCCCTGCATAAATCCGTACACAATGTTTTCCAAAGTGACATATACGTAATTTCCGTATTGCTCTTCATCACTGTAATATTCAAAAGGATTATCGCTTGCCATTTTCTACATTTTTAGAATACTCAACAAAGATAAATATTTTTACAACATAATTTGATATTTAGAAATAATAGTTATATTTGCAATGCAATCCACTACTTGCACGGAAGATATTTAACCGAAAGGTTAACCAAGAAATCCTTGAAGATGCGTAGTGGCTCTTTGAGGATTTTCTTTTTACATCAATATTATGATAGAACACTACAAGAATTTAAGTTTAGAGTCGCTTTTTTACATCAACGACGAAGGATTAGTTTGTCAAGAGGAATGGCGAGATATTCCTGATTATGTTGGAATGTATCAAATAAGCACTCTAGGTAGGTTAAAATCTTTGGAGCGATTTAGGTTCCACAAGAAAAGAGGTAAGGAGTTAATAAAATTACGAATTTTAAAACAAACACGTTTTTCTAAGTCAAGGCTTTTTGTTGGATTATGGAAAGATAAGGTAAAAAAATTAAAAAGTATTAGTTTAATTATGGGAGAGGTGTTTTTTAATCATAAATACGATCATTCTAAACAAGAAATGGTTGACCATAAAAACAACAATCCTTTAGATAATCGATTAGAAAATTTACAAATTATAACACATAGAAAAAATTCTTCTAAAGATAAAAAACCTAAAACAGGATATACCGGAGTTTATAAACAAAAAAATAAATTTAGAGTATCAATTGATTTTAATAACAAAAGATATAATTTAGGCTCTTTTTATTCTGCTAAAAAAGCATCAGAAATATATGTTGAAGCGGTTAAATTAATTGAAAACAAAGAATCTTTTTCTCATCTTATAAATCCACCGAAATCTGAACCAAATAAATTTTGGTCTAAAATTACAGAAAAAGAAGTTTTGGAAATAAGAACAATAGGAGGAACTAATTATTTAGCTACTTTCACAACAAATTTAACAACTTCAGCAAATAACTTTGTAACATCACACGCTACTACTCTTTTAGCACTTGGAATTACGGTTACTGCAAGTTCAGGAGTTTTAACTTTTGTTGCTGCAACAGCTACTTTTCCAACAATTACAGCAGCGAATGTTTCCGGAGATTTATCTGCTACAATTGCATCAGTTTCAGCAATCGCAACTACTGGTTTGCCAATTGCAACTATTGAATCATACACAAAAGGTTCATTTGTAGTAAGGGTTACAAACGTCGGAACGAGCGCACTCAATAAGTTTGCTAAGATTCATTATAGAATCGTTCACAACTAAAAACACAACTCTTTAGAAAGTAAAAATCCTCTTAATAACTAAGAGGATTTTTTATTGTTATCTAGGAGATAGACCATTGTTTATGTTTTCTAATGCTTTTTGATAAGCCAAATGAGCATCATATTCATCTGAAAAAAGACCGATAAATACGTTCTTTCCTTTAAATCTTATTTTTACTTCCCATTTTTTCTTTAATTTATTCCAAGAACATCCAATATATTTAGACGTTCCTTCTTTCTTTGTTTTTGTAGAATTTCCTCTATTTGTTAGCAATTGAAGGTTTATAAGTCTGTTGTCATCTCTTATGTCGTTTTTGTGGTCCACAACTATTTTATTGGTTCCATCAAGAACATTACCTAAAAATGTAACGCCCATTAATCCTTGAATTGTATGTTGGAAAGCATTGCCTTCTTTATGAAGTGTGACTTTTAAGTATCCGGTCTTTTTAATTTTAACTGATTTTAGTTTTCTTGGAACTTTCAAGAGTCCATGTCTATTATTTTTATAAGAATACACTTCTCCTTTTTTAGAAATTTTGTAAAAAGGTTCAAATCCTGGTATGTAAAATAATTTTTCCATTATGTAAAAATAAAAATGGTCAACTATTTTTCAAGCGCATCTCACCTCGCTATCGAATAATTGACCTAATATTTTTCAGTTACTATAAGTGAGATGCTGTAACTACAATGCAAAGATATAAAAAATTTGTTATCTTTGACGTATTAAATCTAATTAAATGAAAACCACAAGTGCTGATATAGAAATTGCTATATCAAATCAAATCGAAGGATTGACCAAAGATGTTGATATTCTTTTGGTTGACGATGAAAAACTTAGTCGATTAGTAAAATCTCGCCAAGATTCTTTTGTTTCCATAAAAGAAATGCTTGGTATTTGGCAAAACTCTCCAAATGCTCCAAGAGAAGAAAAACTTATAAAATACACGCAAAAACTAATAAAAGCAGGTCAAAAGTCTTCTGAAATACTAAGAAATGCTTTAATTAAAAAGATTGATTTTGACGAATTAGACCCTGAAAAATTTGGAACAGCGATAAGTTCAAAACCAATTATATTTCGTGCTATAAATGAAATAAACTCAGGAATAGCTATACTTGAAAGACAAATTGAAACAAATACACTTTCGTTTAAAGAGCAAGAATTTAAACCTGGAATGGCTGAAAGGTATGCTAATCAAGAGTTCTTTCCAGAAAAAGACTATTACAAGGAGTGGTACAATAAAGAAGAAGACGCAATAATGATTTGCCCTAAAGGAACTAAAGGCGAAATAATTGTTTTGGATAATTTAAGAATACAGCTTCCTACTCCGCCCACAAATAAAAAAGACATCTTATTTAGCAAACTTCCAAAAGAAGAGCAGTACTGGAGAAGAATTGAACCACCAAAAGGACTTACTCCTGAAAACGAAGACGAATACACGGATTACATTTTAGAAGAATTCAAAAAAAGAAGACTCGGTTGCTGGTTTATGAATAACGGAAAACCTACTTGGGTAACAGGAGCGCATTATATGGGTCTTCAATGGAACGTTATGATTGAGACAGGTGGATATAAAGAATTTCGTATGGCTCAAGCAAATCTTTATTATTTTGCATTAGCAACAATGATAGATAAGCGTTCGGTAGGAATGATATTTACGAAAGGTCGCCGAAGCGGATTTACAGAAATGGCGCTTGACCACTTTGTAGATAAATCAACTTCTGTAAAAAACAGAAAATTTGGTATTACTTCTAAGACTGAAGATGATGCCGAAGTTGCGTTTTTAAAATACTCAAATGCAATACAAAACTTACCATTCTTTTTTAGACCTGTCGTTCAAGGAAAAGTAGATGATAAGAAAAAAATGATGTTCGGTAAACCTTCTGATAATACTAAATCCGCCAAGCAGAAAAAAGATACTTCAACAAAAGATTACTTGAATGTTTTGGTTGATTATAGAGCAACCGCAACACTAGCTTATGACTCGATTGCAATGTATCTTTATCTTGGAGATGAAGCAGGAAAATGGATACGCCCAAACAACTATGTTGACCATTGGACAAACGTGAAGCCAACTTTAATTCAAGGTGCGAGAGTAGTAGGAAAAGCGTTAATTGGTTCGACTTTGAATCCTCTTGACAAAGGTGGGGCTGAATTTCAAACGCTATTTTATGGTTCAAATGTTACTCAAAGAGATTCCAATGGAGAAACATCAACGGGATTATATTCTTACTTTCTTCCTGCTCATAAAAACTACGAAAGATTTACCGATGTTTATGGTTATTGTCACGAAGTTATTCCTAAAGGAAGTTCATTTGTAAATTCAATAGGAGAAGAAGAAACTCAAGGTGCATTACAATATTTAGACGCTAAATTTTCTTCTGCAAAAAAAATGGGTCATAAAGCTTACTTTAATACACGTCGTTTAGATCCAATTACAATTGAAGACGCATTTCGTGATGAATTACAAACACAATTATTCGATGTTGAAAAACTAAACGACCAAATTTCGCATAACAATCAGAATTTAATTCACAACAATTTAGTACAAGGCAATTTTGTATGGAAAGGTGGTGTTAAATTTACGGAAGTAGAATGGCGCCCAAATGACAAAGGTAGATTTTTATTAAGTTGGATTCCGGATGTTGAATTTAGAAATAAGTGGGTTGAAAAAACAGTTTATGGAATAAGAACTAAATGTCCGGCAAGTCCATTTTCGGGTACGTTGGCTTGTGACCCTTATGATAAAGATGCTGTTGTAGATTCAAAATTAGTAGATACAGAAAATGGAGTTCAGCAAAATTTAGGTTCGAGAGGAGCAATTCACGGATTGACAGGATATAATATTAACAATGCGCCAAGTAATGAATTTTTCTTAGAGTACATTTGCCGACCAAAAGATGCTGAAATGTTTTTTGAAGATGCGTTAATGGCGAGTATTTTTTATTCTATGCCAATTTTAACGGAGAACAATAAGCAATCGATGTTGGAATATTTTTACAGAAACGGATATAGAGGTTATCAGGTAAGTCGATTTGACAAGGACCCGATGAAACTATCTGCTGATGAAAAAAAATACGGAGGTATGCCGAACTCTTCTCCTAATATGATAAATGCGCATTGGACCTCATTAGAATCTTACATTAACAAATTCGTAGGTAAATATGAGATTACAGATGGAGAAAAGCCAATTCGTGAAGAAGGAGCAATGGGATATATGCCATTTAACAAAACTCTTCAAGATTGGCTAAGATTTGACCCTAAAAAACGTACTGATTATGATGCTTCTATTAGTTCTGGATTATGTATTATGGCTATAAATCAAGAATCATATCGACCTAAAGTTGAGAAAAAAGCACAAGTTTTGAGATTTAAGAGGTATAGTTAAAATAAAGATTTTTGGATTTCTGTTTTTTTTACTTTTTTCTCAACAGTTATAATTGTATCATTATGCCATCCTCCATGAGGAACCATAAGTATTTCAATTATTTCAAAACCATTTGTTTTACCTATTCCGCCAGAATTCCAACCAAAAGAAATAACAATTGAATTTTCATTAGTTATTCTGGATATTTCTTTTTTAAGATTCCCCCAAAAAGAAGATTGAGTAGTTTGCATATTAACAGTCATGTCTAAAGATTTATAACATTCTGACACTTGTCTAGGACTATATGGCGGGTCAAAAAAAAGCAAGTCAAAAGAGTTATCTTTAAGTGTTTTAAGAAAATCTAAAGCATCAAGATTATAGTCACAATTATAATTTGAATCTAAATCATTAGTTATTTTAGCAATCCTATTTTTATTTGCAAATGGATCAACAGACACATAATCATATACATCAGAATTATGTTCAAACATATTTACATATCTACTTATTAATTTTTTAATAGGTTTTATATCAAATGTGTTTTTATTAGGCATAGCCCAATCTCTTGAAATTTTTATATTATTAGACATCTTATATTTTTTTTAGTTTTCAAAACTACAACAAACGCATTTATTTTGAAACAATAATAGAAAAATAGTATTGATTTACAAAGTACTATAAAAATTTTCTATCTTTGCTTTGAAATTAATGTTTACTATGAACAATAACCGAGAAAAATTTGAAATTAAAAGCGGTGTAGGCTATCCAAATCCTTTAGACCCATTTGAAAAAAAGAAACAATCTGATTGGGGATTGGGTGTTGCTAGAGCAATTCAGTCAGAATGGTTTTATCCTTATTTTGGTAGTAGTTGTAAATTCCAAACTCAGCGAGATGAATTTTTGCAGAGAAGAATTTATGCTAAGGGATTGCAACCTATGACAAAGTATTTTGATAAGTTAGGTACTAATGGAGATACTTCTTTGTTAAACTTGGCGAAAAAGCCAATTACAATCATTCCGAAATTAGTAAACATCACAACCAATGGAATGTCAAATCGTGGTTATGTAGTTAAAGCAACTGCAATTGACCAAGTTTCAAGAGAATCCAAAGAAAATTATCGTAAATCAATAGAAGACGACCAATTAGGAAAAGATATTGCTATACAAGCTAAAGAAATGCTTGGAGTAGAAGTTAGCAATATGCCAATTGACCAAATTCCGGAAACCAAAGAAGAAATGCAACTGCATTTACAATTGGAATATAAGCCTTCTTATGAAATGTCTCAAGAATTAGCTATTGAAACAGTTTTAAAAGATAGCGATTACGACAATATTATAAATCCGCAAGTAATCCGAGATTTAATTGAATTAGGAGTAGGATGCGTAAAACAAAGATTAGTTCCAGAAAGAGGAATTTTAATTGAAAGAGTAAATCCTGAAAACAAAATTCAATCTTATACTGACGACCCTTATTATAGAGATTGTTTTTGGCACGCAGAAGCTAAAAGGGTTTTAATTAGCGACGTTTTAATAGAAAACCAATGGCTAAATGATGATAAAAACGAATGGTACAGAGAACAATTACTTCATTCAGGAAAGGCTTGGGATAATTATTATAATACACCTACTAATGAAAGATTAGAAGGCACTACAAATATTTTATATTTCACTTACCGAACTACAAGAGAAAAGTTCAAAAAAATAAAAGAAAAAGCTACCGGAGAGAAAATTGTATCTGATGCAAGTCCATTTATTTGAGCAATTTGAATATCGAATTGACCTTTAACTTCGGCTGTTTTCCTGTTTTCATCGCCACGAGTTCTTTCCTTAGCAATTTCGCCTTCACTAATCATTTGCTGAAGCTGAGCATTAGATTGAGCTTCCATCTGAACGGTTTGTTGTTTAGCTTGTTCAGAAGTTTGACTTGCTCTAATATTCTCGTCTGCTTGAATTTTGTATTCTTGTGCTTTAGCTTCTTGTTGTTTTTTAGCGTATTTATCCATTAAAATAGCCATATAACCTACTGCTTGTTTGAAGTTTTTAATATTCAATACTTTGTACTTGTCAGCAACAGATAATTGACCTTTTTCAATAGCAATAGTCATATCATTTTCTAATTTAGCTCTTTCTTCATCGTCCAAATCCAAATCTAAGTAAATCGCAAAATCTCTTAAATGTAAATCTTTCATTGACTCTAAATCCTCAACTGAAGTAGCTCCAATTTTA